TACTAATATCACGCATAGTATATCGTTTATTTTCAATATATTCTATTCCTACAGTATTCGCCTTAAATGTATACGCAGGAATTTTTATTCGATACAAATCCATTGTTCCATCCATCCGTGATGGTGGAGTTTGTTGTAATGAAGGAATACCTTTATTATTTCCAAATACGTCTTCAGCAATAACTTCTCTTGCTGATGTTCCTATCGTACTTAAATATACCGAATCAGTCCTTGGTAAATAATAACTATAATCAGCTGACCAATTTGTATTTGGAACAGGTAACTCAATATTTTGCATTAAGGTTCCACCATCAGTACGTCTTGGTCTAAAGTCAACACAATCTCTAAGTTCAAATGAAAGACCTGTAGTAGGACTGATATAGGCTGGTATCATACTATAATCAACTGAAGAGTATGAATCAACTGAAAAATAACCAACACCAACATGAGTGAAATAATCAAATAGAATTGTGATCTGTCCAGAAGGAGCAATTTGTCCACTTTTTAATTTTATTCGACCATGGTCATAAAAATTATCTCGCATCCCGGTATCTAATTCGTAACGTGATGTTACGTCTGTATGACCATTTACGACAAGAGATACAGTTTTTGTAACTCCACTTGTTGCTCCTGTTATAGTTTCTGGTACAAAGGTTCCTGTTATAGGAATATATTGAAGCGAAGCTGCACCAATTACACTTGAAACAACTCTTCCGGTGGCATTAGAAGTATCACCAATAACAATTTCTCCTACTGTCATTGCATCATTAGAAGGATTGTCTAAATTAAACGAATCAATTATCGGCGCAACTACCAAATCACCAGAATCATATATCGCATGAATTTTAAAACAATCAGCTACATCTAAACTATCATATGCACCGTTAACAGTATTTGGTGTAGCAACAGTCTTTGATAAAATCTTAACCAAAGTTTTTGATTTTTCTTGTTTTCCATCTAAATTAATTGTTGCTATAATATCAGCTGTAAAATTACTAGTTCCACCAGTATCAAAAGCTACAGTAGTATTATTAGGTGGATTAACAGTAATAGTTTGACTACCACCAGTAAAGTCTATAACCTGACCAACCGTATATCCTGAAGTTCCAACCGTCTTAACTGTTACAAGATATCCTTCTAATTTATTTGTATCACTTAAAGTACCTGTTCCAAAAAATGTTTCGGTATTACCTGTTGTTGTTATGGTCGTTATACCAGTTGCAAAAACAACATTTTCAAATACTCTTCTTGTTTTAAAACTCGTATCAATAGTACCAACATCATCACGAATTGTTTTAATAACTTTTTGTGATAAAGGAAATACTAAACTATTTTGATTTGTTTCATACATATTTGCAGCACCAGATGATACTCCTCCTACTCGACCAGTTTCATCTATATCACAGGAAGAAATTTCAACAACAGGTGTTGTTGATGCATCAACTGGAATAAAGAATGAATCAACAGCAGAAAAGCCAGAAGAAGTCATTATAATATCATAAATATATAAATTAAAAACTCCAGTATTAACATAATCTATATTTCTAACTTTTGCCGTTCCAATTTTTGTACTTGCATAAGTAGTATCATCTGTTAAAACAATAGATGAAGAAGGTACATTATGTAAATCAATTGAAGAATGGTCAGATATATTAAATAATCCTTTCAAATTTTTAATAACAGCATAATTACCATACTGCATCAACCTATCAAAATTGTTTACAGTCGTAAACGTCCTAGCCTTATCAATTGTAATATCAGTACCAGTAAATGTTTCATATTCTTTTCCTTCAATGAAAGCTTTACCAGGATCAATACGAACTACAAATTTTGTATCATCAGTTTTATGATCTTTAGTTTGAATATTAAATGATCTTACAGTATAATTTCCTGATTCATCATAAGTTCTACTAGCTAATGTTTTTTCTAATTCTGAATAAATTGGTCTTCTAAAATCTTTTTGTATAAGACCATCATTAATTCTCAACATTTCAAAGAAATCTAAATCATCTACACTAGTAAGAGATTTTGTAATTAATTTTAAAGAAATTTTCAAACGATCAGAACCAGGTGCAGAAAAATTATATGCCCCTTGTGCATTATCTAACAGAGTAGAATCTGCTCCAGAGTCTACAATTGTTTCAGATACTGCAATACCGATTTTCGTTGTTGGTCTATCACTATATTTTGATAAAACAATTGTTTGAGGACCATTACGAACAAAATTACCTTGGATATAAAACACTCCATCATCAATAGAAACAGCAGATCCTCTACCTGTTGCACTAGTTTCTTGTGCAAATACTGTAACTGCTAAATTAGTTGAAACAATACGTTCAGCGGGTGAAAATATTGCTGAAGTATTTATGTTTGCAGTAGCACCTGCACCAGAACCACTACCACCAGAAAATCCTACAGTAGGTGCAGAAGTGTATCCTGATCCTCTACTTGTTACATTAACTCCTAAAACTTCTCCAGCAGTACCAAGTACTGCTATACCAGAAGCTCCTGATCCACCACCACCTGTTATAGCAACTGTTGGTGGTATAATATATCCAATACCTTGCCCAGTTATAGTAATACCTTGTACTTCGGTAGTAACTGATGATCCAGAAATATATTTTACGAAAATAGTATCCGGTTCTCCAGTATCGAGATCATTTACAGAACTATTTAAAACAATAGCACGACAACCTGATGTTGTACCGTATACAGTTTTTCCTACAAGATCACCAACCTTAATATTTACTCCATTATATAATGCTTGTAATTTTACATATTCATATTCCAGATTAAGAGTAATATCACCACCAGTAACTTTAGAACCGTCTTGAAAAATATGATTCCCAAATCGTTTGATCTGATTTCTTAAAATAGTCTGTTCTTGCGTAAGTTCACGTGCTTGAACAGGAAATCCTGCTTTATATAATATCTGATGAAAATCTTTAGTTTCATCATAATCATCAAAGTAAGGACTTTGATTAACATTTATATTGAAATTTGTCATTTACAGTTTCCTTTTATTAGACTTAAAATTCACAAACGATTTTTATATCTTCGGTTGAATCTGATGCTCTGTTAATTGGTCCTCTAAATTCTGAATAAAGGATACTACCTGTATCTGTCTTTAGTTCTGATTTTTGATAAACATTACTCGTTGCCGGAGTAACTCCATCTACTAGTAAAGGATTAACTAAAAGTTGTACCTTTCTAAAATCATCTCCTACAGGAAAGTCACCACCTTCAATACCAACTAAACGACTATTTAACATTACAAATGCTCCTCCTAATTCTCTAACTGAATCTGATCCGTGACCACCCGGTGGACTAATCATTGCTTTTAATATCGCAACTGTCCCACCTGCACTTAAACCACTAGTTACAGTAGTAGTTGCTGAACGATATATAGACCCTTCTGTTTTCATACTTACAGCTTCAATAGCTCCTGTTACTTGGTTAACTCTTGAAACATGAGCAGTACCAGTATTATTATCTATAGATGCCAAAGTAATAGCAGGCATAACATCATATACACTTGTCGTGTCAGGATATGTAGAAGCACCAGTCCAGTTAGGAGAAATTGTTGCTGTTTCGTTTGCTCCATCATAATCAGTTATTGTTACTAACTGACCAACACCTTTACCTGCTCTAATATAGACTGTCATATCATTATAATAATCATCAGTCTGATGATTGGTTTCCCATGCTTGTCCAGTACCAGATGTTAACTTGATTGTATTGATGGTTGATGAAACTGAATTTCCTGTATGATTTTTATATAATGTTCCACCATTTAAAATTTTAATATGTTCTATAGCTCCATCAACTGCGGCGTTTTCTACAGCAGCTTGTTCAGGATTAGAAATAGCATTAGCTGGTGCTGTAAGTGGAATCCAATCACTCGTTACAAATTTAACAACATCGGATTGTTGAACTTCAAACATAAATTTCCATCTATAATGATCTGAAGTTTCAAAAATATTTAAGTTAGTAGTTGTAGGTTCAACCGTTGATAATGAACCACCATAATTACTAATACACTTATATACTTTAAAAGAACTACTCATTACAAAAAAGTCTGTCAATGTTCCTGAGTTAGATGGTTGACCATTTAAGTCTAGTAAAACACCATCAATCATATCATCTTGTAAATGATCATATTCTGCATATACCGTATCAGTTGTCCAATTGACTCTTTTAATTACATGAGAAATATCTGCTGGACTAACCTTTTTAACTGCAATTAAATCATCATGATTTTTATAATACGATACTGCAGTATCAAGAGGAACAGGAACTGTAGCATCATTAGGTGCATCCTCAAGGTATTCCCCAACACTTGGTCCTGCCCATGGAGTATTTTTACCAATGGTCAAATATACATTATTATTAGCAAAACTGCTGATAAAGTTATCAGCGTTATATTTTCTAAAACTGTTATTGATTATAGCAGACATTTTTTTTCCTCATCTTTTTATTTCTAATATTTATAATACTTTTTATGATGGATTACCACCAGGTTGATACCACTGTAATGTTGGTCCACCAGTATACAATGGTGGTAATACTTGATCTGCTGTTCCATATACATATGTAAGAAAATCTGCTGTTGTAGTATATCCATAAGATACGTCAGAAATCACAGCATGATCCCATTGTGTAATTACTGCATTTGTTACATTTCTTTGCTTCATACCACCTAAATGTTTCCAGTCAAATATTAATTCACCTAAGAAAGGTGTAATAGCAGTTCCTGATTCTGTTCCTACAGGACTTCCTGTTCCCCCAGTATCGCCTTGTGAATAACCACCCTGTTTTCTAAATTTCCAATAATCTAATTTTCTTCTTAATGGTCCTAATCTTAACTGCGTTGTAAGTATAATTTCATCTGTAAGATTACCTAATTCGTCACCTTCTTGTGTTTCTCCTTCTGTCAATAATCCAAATTCTTCAAATCTAGTTGCACCAAGGCTTATATATAAATACTCATCTAAGCCTTTTAAATCTTTGAGAAATTGCATTCCTAATACACTAATATATGTTTGACATATTGTTGGTTTTAAAAAGAATGTAGAAGTAGTAACATTACCCCAATCAGCTGTTTCTGTAACTGGTTGACTAACTAAGTCCCAATCCTCATTTGGATTTGGTATTTCAGCAATATCTTCAAGTACAGATAGATAATCATTCATCGCATCCGACATGAAAATAAATTCACGGACTCCTTCACATGAATCAACTGGTAGTTGAACAATAACAGGCGGTTGAATAGAACCTTCGTGAAAAATAATTGTATAATCTTGTTTTGGTGCATCATCAAATGTGTATGCATTTAATCTAGTAGATGCAGTACTAATCAATTGTACATTACCAAACATTGCCATACCAGCTGGATGAACTGTTTGTTTTACAACATCTCGCCAATTATGAATTGAATGACCAGAAGTGATAACGTAAGAAAATAATTGATAGTACTTACTATCTTGAATATATTTACCTGCTGAAAGAAAACCATCATTACCAGCCCAACCAACATTATGTTCATTTTCGTATCCCGAAATAATTCCAGACCCTACTGCTGTACCATCACCCTTAGGAGCAAAATTTAAAATTGGATTAGTTAAATAACCAAAACCATTATCTATAATTTTTAATGTTTTAACACCACTAATATTCCAGCCTAATAAATTAACATCAAGTCCAGTACCAGATCCACCACTAACAGTTGGTAGTTTAATATACCCACTACCTCCATTTTCTACTTCTATTTTTGTAACTGTACCTGCTCCCAGAACATCAGTTTCTTTTACAATTAAACTAGCAGTTCTTCCATCAATATTTACTTCATCGGAGTTATTAGTAAGTGTTAGTATATCTCCAACAACATATCCAGTACCACCACTTATTATAGTAGTACCTGTAACTACTCCAGTAGTCAATGAATCAACTTTAAGAATAGCATTAGAATCATTTATTCCACCTGAAGCTAAAATTATATCACCTATACTATAATAATTACCAGAATCTGTTATAGTATAGTCTGTAAGCATACTACCAACCGTAAATGTATAGTTACCAAAAACTATTTGATCATCAGGTATAAATGAGTGTCTTATTCCAGATAAATATAATGTTGATACATCTGTACTACCAACCTTTTCTTTTAATACTAATTCTACTATTGCTTCTGCTCCAGAAACAGTACCAATTATTCTAGTTCCTACTAAACCAAAAGTTGCATCAGTTCCGGATGAATCTATTACTCTGATAATTTTATTCTTAGTATACTTACCATCTGATAAGCGTAACATATCATTAGAAGGATAATAAAATTCAATTTCTTCTTTATATAATAATCGAAATAAAAACTTAAAGGATTTTTCACTACCTTTAGAACGATAAAAGTCACGAAGATTTTTTAATACGAATGGTTTATTTGCATTAGCAAACACTGCTTCTGGAACATCTTTACCAAATTGTTGTTTAAAATATTCAAGAAAATCATCAGTAGTTTTATCAAGATTAGCATAGTGTTGTAAATTACCAATAATCTCAACTGGTTTACCAATCTGCTCCATGTACTCATAATAAGCTTCCAAGAAAGCTATAAAAGTAGGATGATCAGTCTTCACAAAATCTGGTAACTGTCCTTGTACCTTTACACTTATTCTTTCATCAAAAGCAGGATGAATTGGTGAATTTATATTTGCAATAGTCATATTAAATTATTTCCGATACCATATTAATAACAATTGCTTCTGAATCATTAACATCATACGTTAGTATTTGTTCTCGTAATGGTGTAATATCTGAAGTAGTAACTGTAGGATGTACACTAAATTTAATAAAAGCATCACCAGAAGTAATTGAAACCGGTGCAAAATTAATTAGTTTAATTTGTCCTATACTATAATCTACTGTACCTATATTTGTTGTTCCGTCAGGTAAAATCATTTGTTCAAGAAGCTGACTATTTGGATTATGTTCTTCTGTATAATGAAATTTACCAGTATGGATAGCTCCTGTTGCATCTACTCTATGAATATGACCCGTACTGTAATCATTAATCCACGATGACCCTGTCAAAACTCCAGTTATCAATCTAACAACTTTTATATTACCTGCAGTATCATCAACCAGTTGCCAAGTATTTCCATCTGATGCTACAAACTGTGTACTCTTAAAACAACCTGGTAAAATTGGATTATTAAAATTAATAGTATAAGTTTCTGCTACACCCAATGTTGCAGGATATATTCGTTGTGCATATCTTACCATCAACTTAGTATTTCTAATTGCACTTGCAGTATTATCAATATCTTTTAGAAGAGCAGAGTACCTAAATTTCTGATCAAACTTTTCTAAATTCCCTTGAAGATAACTTTGAATAGAATTATTAATATTTGATTTCAAAGTAACTTCGTCTGTTATATTAATAGTAGGATTATAATTAACCGTAGCGTCTAATTGTAAATAAAAGAATGTTGGATCAACAATTTCTGGAATAA